GCTTACAGGTAATTCTGTAAGCCCTTATTTTTGTTTGACATCATAAAGTCTTGCGTGGTTTGACATCATTTTGACATCAGAAGATTTTAGAAATTCGTTCTACGATGTCATCTTCCATCTTAGGTGTCACATGTGAGTAGGTATCCATCGTTTCTTGGAATGAAGCATGCCCTAGACGTTCCTGTATGGCTTTCATATTGGCCCCATTTTCAATGAGAAGGGTGGCGTGGGTATGTCTAGTACCATGCATGGTAAAAGATGGCTTACCGATTAAATTGGCGTATTTCTTACATAGTTTACTGACTTCATCAGGACAACGAGGAGCACCCTTTATACCAGGGAATACAAGGTTATTATTAATCCAGTTCATGGTTTTAATTCTGCGCTTGTCTATGACCGTTTTATGCTTCATAAGCTCATGGAGCGTTTCCGTATCAATGGCAATTATCCGTTTTGAGGATGCGGTCTTGGTTGTATGGGATATAACTGCAGTAGATCCGATTTTGAGGGCTGTTTGTGAAATGGATATAGTTGATTTCTTAAAATCGATATCCGACCATCGTAAGCCTAATAATTCAGACCGACGCATACCTGTTGCAAATGCTAATTTAAATAGCGCATGATGTTCTGTATTTGATATATTGGATAAGAAATCTTTTACTTCATCTGCAGATAACGTTACCATATGACGGACTTTAACCTGTTTTGGTCGGGCTATGTTTTTCATATAGTTCTTAGGGATGATGTCATCTTTTACCGCCTGCTCTAATATGGAGCCTAGAATTGTCATGGTGTAGGATATAGTCCTTGATGATAATCCATCCATTGATTCAAAAACATACCGTAATGTATTAGGTTTAATTTCAGCTAACTTTACGCAGCCGATTTTATCTCTTATGTAACGATTGATAATACCAGTATAACTTTGATAGGTGGCAGGGGTTATGGTCTTTTCTTTTAGTTGTAACCATATATTAATCCAGGTGTTTAATGAAATAGTATCATTAAAATTAGCACATGATTGATTAGTATTTATGTATTTCTCCATAGCTTCTACGGCAGCCTTCTTGGTAGTGCCGTAAAAGTATTTGCGCTTACCGTTTATCATCTTTGATACCTGGTAGCGACCATCGGCTCGTTTTTTTGGCATAGCTCATCTCCTCGTTACTTGACTGATGTGTAACTATCGAATATAAAATCAATAGTCGCTCTAATTGAAGGGTTGGCTCCTTTTATTTTGATTAATTGGTACGCCTTTTCTAGTTGTGCTCAATCTTGATTCCTCCTATTTCCGTTGACACGGATGACAAGTATTTGGTATACTCGACTTGTAAACATAATAAATGCGTAGAGACATAATCGTGAACGGGATGTTCGTCTCTCAGAAAAGAATTAAAGGAAATTATATTTTCCCCCTACATAGACCCTCACTTATAAGTGAGGGTCTTTTCCTTTATCACAAAGCCTCCTATCCCATAGTAGGGTAGGAGGCCTTTTTATAATCCCTTATAACACTGATACATAATGATGGTAGAAATCTATATTCTCCAGTTCGGTATCATCAATACATGTTCGACGGACCATTTGCTCTACTAGATTAACGTGATGGGCTAAATAGAAGTCGTCATTAATAATATGCATTAATTCATGTTTAATTTCCTCTCTCATGCGATCATGAGGGAGGTTTTTATTTATATAGATATTATGAGTATCTATATCTTCACATTCCTCTGATACAGCGTTGGCATGTGGTAAGTCGCAATAAATCAAATTTACAACCAATATAACACTCCCCTTGTGTATTATTTGTTTTTTAACTTTAAAAGCTCTATATATTCGACAGCTTTTTCTAAATCCTCCTTGCTTATATCTTTAGCGGCAGAGAAGAGCATACGAGCCCCTGGACGTGTGCGTAGGTACTCGGCAAATTCGGCCGCTTCACGGTCGGTGTAATAGCCGTCAGTATATTTCTCTACTAGTTCAGATTTAGGAACGCCAAAATAGTTTGCCAATAGTTCAATTTTATCGATCCTGGGATATGTATTTCCCTTTACCCAATCGGTAAACGTAGTATACTTCAAACCTAAATCAGCGCATATTTTATTGCGATCAATTCCGCGACTATCCATTAGTCGTTGAATATTCTCAGCCATAATAGCCTTGTTACCTAAATCACTCATAAGAACCTCTCAAAACTAGAATATATTAATTAATATACCTATATATTACGACATTTTCGTAATAAAATCAATATTTTACGGAAATTTTACGATAGTTTAAGTTTAGTTTATGGACATTACGGATAAACCGTAGTAGAATGATGACTGTAAACAAGATGTGAGTATCTAGAAAGGAGGTAGCTTATGAAGTATACATTAAAGATGTTAAGGGCTTCAAAAAACTGGTCTCAACTTACGGCATCTAAAGCGATTGGAGTGTCTGTTGATACTTGGGGAAATTGGGAGCGTAAACGCTCTTTCCCGGATGTTCCTCACATAAAAAAGATACAAGAAGTATTTGGTGTAACGTATGACGACATTATTTTTTTATAGTTGATTACGGTTAAACCGTTACGGAGGATAGGTTATGAAAGAATTCGTAATCAGAATGTTCGGCGAATCCATTACGGAACGCATGAACGAGTTAGGCATGACTAAGACGGCACTGATCAAACAAGCTGAAATCTCGATGGATACATTAAACCGAGCTATCAAAGGCAAGTCAGTGCAAATGTCGACAGTTGTTGGTATCTGCTATGCGTTGTGTGTCGATGATAACGAAAGTCACGACTTTTGGGAAACCGATTACTACAACCCTAAATTAGATAGGAGGTAGCTATGAATAAAAAACAATTATTAGAACTAGCTAGTTGTTGCTTATGGATTTTAGCGCTTGGCTTGTCCGCAGGTATAAGTTTATTCGTGATGTTATCCCTGGTGCTTCTAGCATTCTAGGAGGCGCATATGAATAAGATGTGTATCACAGTAGCGGAAGCTGCGGAGCTTGCTAGCGTACCTGAAACAGTTATCCGAGAATGGGCGCAAGATTTTGACTTCCCGTCCATGAAAATCGGTAAACGTGGAGGTAAACGCCTTATCCACGTTGAGTCGTTTAATGCTTGGTTAGCGAAACGTTGCCAGGCACGAATAGGAGAGTAAACATGTTGAAATTAGTTTATGCACTTCGCATTATCGCAGCTGTATTAGTAGTAGGAACTGTCGGTTCTATCGAAATAGACCGCATCGATTTATGGACAGGAATGTGCCAGGGTTTACTAGGTATCACTCTTTGGCTACTTACTGGTTACTGGATTGAGGAGCTAAAAGAATATGAACGATAAACGCTGCTCCTTCTGTAATAAAAGGATTAAAAGTCCTTATACAAATTGGTCGTACCTAACAGGCAAGCCCCGTATAGTGTGCGATAACTGCAAAGACATACACCCTTGTGTGAATAGAATAACACGTTTATCCAAACGTGCCTAGTGAAAGGAGGTGAGGACATTGCGAGACTGTACAACGTGCCCTAATAAAGATTACTGCATTCCTGATGAGTGCGAACACCTGGGCACAAAAAAAAGCACCCCAAAGCACGGCAATGCTAAAGGGCGCATAGAAAAATATCCATTTAAAGTATATCACATCATTAAGCCGAAAGGGAATAGAACAATGATCGAGTTAAAAATCACAGTAGATAAAGCAGTTGAATTAGAACAAGAAGTGAAAGACCTATATCAATCTATCGTAGGTACTCCTGTTAAAGACGAAAAACCTGCTAAGAAGGAAGCCCCAAAAGTAGAGACTCCAGCTCCTAAAGCTGAACCCGTTAAAGAAGAAGCACCTGCTCCTAAGGAAGAAGAACCAGCGAAAGCTGAAGAACCTAAAGTAGAGGTTCCTAGCCTTGAAGCAACTCGTGAAGCAGTGAAAGACGTAATGGCGAAAGCTACTGACAAAACGAAAGCTAAAGGCGAATTCAAAGCCTTCTTAGATAGCATCGGCGCCGAAAAGGTAACATCTGCTACCGATGAACAACGTATTCAAATTATGGAATGGGTGAATAGCCGTGGCTAAGAAACACGCCTTACTAGGTGCATCCAGTAGTGCCAGGTGGTTAGTATGTACTCCTTCAGCAAGACTAGAAGCGATGTTTCCTGATGAACAATCACCATATGCTGCGGAAGGTACTGTAGCACATGACCTGGCAGAAGCAATCCTGCGACATAAGCTAGAGGGCAAAAAAGTGCCGAAGCTAGATGACTACTCCGCTGAAATGATAGAAGCGGTTAATCGATATGTCGACATTTGCGAAGAGAAGGTAAACGAAGCTCGTGCTCGTTCCTCTGATGCGGAAGCCATGATTGAAGCACGGCTCGACTTCTCTAGGTGGGTACCTGAAGGCTTTGGTACTGGTGACATGGTAATCGTAGCAGACGGCATCCTGGAAGTGATTGACCTTAAGTATGGTAAAGGGGTTCCTGTCAGTGCCGTTGAAAACACGCAAATGCGACTCTACGCATTAGGTGCTTACGATGTGAACGAGTTCCTGTACGACATTAAAACAGTTCGTATGACGATCGTTCAGCCAAGACTTGATAGCGTATCTACCGACGAAATGTCACTTGAAGAACTTCTTGATTGGGGCGAAGATATCAAACCTATCGCACAACGTGCCTGGGAAGGTGAGGGTAAATGTACGCCTTGCGATTACTGTAACTTCTGTAAAGCTCGACACACCTGCCGGGCATTAGCAGATACTTGCCTTGCTACCTTCTATAAGAATGGTGGTAAGCTCAATCAATTACTTACTGACCGTGAAGTATCTGACATCTTAACTATGAAAGATTTAATCACGAAATGGATTAAAGGTGTTTACGACTTCGCTTATGAAAAAGCCTTATCGGGGGAAAAGCAATGGCCTGGATATAAATTAGTAGAAGGTACATCAAGACGTACCATAACGGATCCGGATGCTGCGGCTAAAACATTACTCGATAATGGCTATAAGGAAGAAGACATCTTTAAGCCACGTGAACTCGAAGGTATCACAAACTTACAAAAGGTACTCGGTAAAAAGGGCGTTGCCGAATACCTAGAAGCTTATATCGAAAAACCGGAGGGCAAGCCTACACTTGTACCGGAAAGCGATAAACGCCCTGCGATTAATACAGTTGAAACAATGATGAATGAATTTGAAGATGAGGTATAAGAGATGAACAACATTAAAAAAGCAACTTTAGTATTAGGTATTTCCGCATTAGCAGTAAACGTAGCTGGTGCAACTAGTAATAACACAGTAGGCGGTACAGATAATACTATCTCAGCTAATTCTACAAGCTCCGCAGTATGGGGCTTCCAAAATAACATCAACGCTAATAATGCGTTAGCGTTCGGTACTAATAATACTGTAACTGGTGAAAATGGTTTCGCAGGTGGTAATAACGCTACTGCAGCAGGTCGTAACTCCTTCGCTTTTGGTTCTCACGCCGAAAGTTTGGTGGAGTACACAGTAGCCATCGGCAATCAAGCTCGTGTGTCTAGCTACGACAGTGTAGCTATTGGTAACGGTGCCTTCGTATCCGGCGAGTCTTCTGTAGTATTAGGCAGAACTAATAATGTTACGGGCGCTGATACTGTGGTTATCGGTGCTAACAACGGCACAGTGGCTGGCGGCCAAAGTGCCGTTGTAGGATACAACAATAAAATCAGTGCTGACAAAGAGCAACTAGTTTTCGGTTCTAATTCCGAATCTAATGGTCAAGGTGCTCTTACATTTGGCACTCATGCCAAATCCTTAGCCACTGATGCCGTTGCATTTGGTAACAACACGATTGCTGACCAAGCGAATTCGGTAGCAATCGGTACTAACAGCGTTACAGATAGCGCCGTTGGTGTTGATGGTATCACAATTAATGGTACTCGCCACGTATTTGCAGGCGAGCAACCGGCAAGCGTAGTAAGTTTTGGTTCTAAAGCCCGCGCTGGTGCAGGCGGAGTAACTCAGTATAACCGCCAACTCACGAATGTTAGCGCTGGTCAAATCTCCGCTGATTCATTAGACGCTGTGAATGGCTCCCAGCTGTTCGCTGCGATTGATGAAATCGAAACAAACGCTAAACAAATTAACAAAAACAAACAAAACATTAAAGACTTGGCAGTTGGTGTTCAAATGCTTGGCGACGTGGTGAATGATCATGAACAAGCTATCGCAGGTCATACTACAGCCATCGCTAACAACACTGCCCGCATCAATGGTAATACATCTGCTATCAATTCTCTTGGCCAAAAGGTAACTGCTAATACAGCGGATATCAGAAGCCTTGAACATGTGGCAGACAATCATGAAGGTCGTATCACGACTTTAGAAAAGCGTTCTATTGGCTTAGCTAATGACATTAGCAACAAGGTCAACAATCTTGGCCAACGTGTTAATAAGTTAGGCGCAAGCTCCGCAGCACTTGCAGGATTGCATCCACTCGATTTCAACAGAAATGATAAGGTCAGCTATGCTGTAAGTTACGGCCATTACCGTAACAGTAATGCAGTAGCGCTCGGCGTATTCGCTAGACCTAATGAACGTATCATGCTTGGCTTTGGTGCTACGTTAGGTGGTGAGAACCAATACACCGTAAACGTAGCATTCAAAACTGGCAAAGGTTCTGACTACATCGCTGAAGCCAAAGATGCACAAAGCCGTATTTCTAAACTAGAAGCACTCGTAAATAAATTAATGACTGAAGTAGAAGCTAACAAATAATTCATTTAAAGAAGGAGACCGTAACAATGGCTAAATTAACAACTGGTATCGTAAGACTTTCCTATGCAAACATCGCTCAACCTCGTAAAAACGACGACGGTAAAGCAAAATATAGTTCCCAAATCATCATCGACAAAACAGATAAGAAAACAATCAAAGCATTTGAACGTGCGATTGAAGAACTTAAGGCGGATCCAAAAGCAGTAGCTAAGGTAGAAGGTAAAGCGGCATACCTTAAATTGAACTTGCGTGATGGCGATACAGATGAAGCCGTAGCAGACCAACCTGAAACATACGCAGGTAAATTCTTCATCAACGCGAATAGCGATAAACAACCTATCGTATTCACTCGTGACAAAATCAAGATGGACCAATTCGACATCGAAGAAGAAATCTATTCCGGTGTGTACGCGCAGGTCGCATTATCTGTATTCGCTTATAACTTTAACGGTAAAAAAGGTGTAGGTTTTGGTCTAAATGGTGTTCGTAAAGTTAAAGATGGTGACCGCCTTGGTGGTGTTCACGTATCTGCTAGTGACTTTGGTGACGATGATTTAGGCGACCTAGACGATGACGATTTAATCTAAGGAGGCATATATGGAGCTCAGTATTGATGTGGAAACGTATTCTGACTGCCCTATTAAATATGGGGCTCAGCGATACGTTGATGATACAACATTTGAAATACTGCTCTTTGCCTATAGCTTCGATGACGAACCGGTCGAAGTAATTGATATGACAAAGGATCCACTGCCCGAAAGGGTGGTGGACGCTTTGTATAACAAGGAAATTACAAAGACCGCCTTTAACGCAGCATTCGAAATGCTGTGTCTTAAAAAGTACTTCCCTGATGCGGATTACACGAACTGGGAATGTACATCAGTACTTGCGTTATACTGCAGTTTACCTGCAAGCCTCGACAATGTGTCTAAGGCGTTACGATTAGGTGAAGCCAAAGACTCAAGAGGTAAACGCTTAATTCAGTTCTTCTCTGTACCACGAAAACCAACTAAGACGAATCCTAAGACACGAAATATGCCAGAGGATGCGCCGGAGAAATGGGCGGAATACATTGAGTATAACCGCCAGGACGTGGTAGTAGAGAAGGCAATCCGTAAACGCTTACTTTCGCTAAAACCACCTGCTATCGAGCACGAGTACTGGTTACTCGACCAAGATATTAACTGGCGAGGCGTAAAAGTAGATATGGAACTTGTCGATGCAGCGCTTGCTTGTAACGACGAAATCGTGGAAGAAGCTACCGAGTCATCTAAGATATTAACGGGATTAGAAAATCCAAACAGTACCATGCAACTTAAAGAGTGGCTAACTGCAAGACTAGGATATGATCTAGAAACAATGAGAAAAGACGATGTATCAAACCTCTTGGCACAGGATATCCCCTCCGATGTTCGCAAGGTACTGCAAAATAGACAGGTGCTCGGTAATTCCTCCATCAAAAAATACTTGGCCATGAAAAACGCTGTATGTTCTGATGGCCGCATCCACGGCATGCTTCAGTTTTATGGAGCGATGCGTAGCGGACGATGGGCAGGTCGTGTAGTACAACTGCAGAACCTACCTCGTAACTACTTAGAAGATTTAGACACCGCTCGGGAAGTTCTTAAGAGCAGAGATGTAGAAATGCTAGACCTACTCTACGGAAACCCTGGTGATGTGATTAAGCAACTTATCCGTACTGCTCTCGTAGCAGAAGACGGGCACCGATTTATTGTAGCCGACTTCAGTGCTATTGAAGCTCGTGTTATCGCCTGGCTTGCTCATGAGAAATGGCGCCAGGATGTATTTGCGCAAGGTGGTGACATCTACTGTGCATCCGCATCCAGTATGTTCCACGTACCAGTTGAGAAGCACGGCGTTAATGGTCACCTTCGCCAAAAGGGTAAGGTCGCAGAATTAGCGCTCGGCTATGGTGGCGGTGTAGGCGCCATGAAAGCGATGGATTCCAAAGGCGAAATTCCTGAGAAGGAGCTACCTGGTATCATCGAAGCTTGGCGACAAGCTAGTCCACGAATTACGAGATTTTGGAAAGATGCAGACAGCGCAGCAAAGCAAGTAGTGAGAACAGGAGAACCCGTACGAATTATACAAGGCAATATTAAATTCTTTAAATCGAAAGGCTTCCTGTTCATAGAATTACCGTCCGGTCGAAGACTTGCCTATGCAAGACCTAGAATCGGGCTTAACAGATTCGGTAGTGAATCGATTGAGTATGACGGTATGGATCAGGTTAAGAATACATGGGGCAGAGTTGAAACCTACGGCGGAAAGCTCGTCGAAAACATTGTACAGGCAGTAGCGAGAGATTGCTTAGCCACATCAATGTTACGACTTTCTAAAGCAGGATACAAAATTGTAGCCCATATCCACGACGAAGTGGTTATCGAAGCGCCTATAGGCGTAGGCGGTTTAGAAGAAGTAATAGATATTATGTGCGAACCTGAGCCCTGGAATGAGGGCCTCATATTAAACGCAGCAGGGTTTGAGAACCCTTACTACATGAAGGATTAGGAGGACAATTCTTATGAAACTCTCAAAACAACAAATTCAACAACAACGCGAAGCAATCGACGGCTTATATGAACTCGTGAAAGAAGCCCCTGCTAGTGAACGTAAAGATACAGCTATGGCATACTGCGAAGGATGTATTGCTGCTTGCGACCTCGCGCTTAAGATATTAAATGGCAAGAAAGTAGAAGCTCCTAAGGTGGAAGAGCCTGAAGCTACTCCAGCAGTAGTAGAAGAGAAACCCGAAGAAAAGCCAAAACGTAAACGTACTACTAAAAAGAAAGAAGCTCCAGTAGTTGAGGAAACTCCTGAAGAAGATGATTTAGACGATTTGTTATAAGAAAGGATAGCGCCTTATGAAGGTCTTATTCAATCTACAAGTACAAAGGCTGTACGACCTGGTACGGCGCAATCAAGTATCACCTTTTAACCCTGCAAGTTATTACCATGTACCTTGCGAACACTCCTTCGCTAATCTTTGGCCAATGGAATCTAATGGGTTTGGGATAGTGCCTTGCCGGGAATCAGATGAGTTCTATTGTCCCAAATGCGGTGAGCGGATCAACGCTAAAGGGTTTACTGCAGAAGTTGGGTATAGCGCCACAGTTCCTCTCTCCCTAGACATATCAATTATAGATAGGGGCGATAAACTGGACGTGCAATTTGAGTACGACACTGTGTATGCTGATGGCGATACAGGGATGATATACAAAGGTTATAAATCTCATGTCATCGATGTGGTACGATTCGACTTCAAACAAAGAAAAACCTTTATCATACTTAAGAAACGCTCACGCAGCGACGTCGTCGAAGAATCGACGGTATCGCCTGCGGGCTTAAGAAATGGTCCTTTATCATTAGTTTGGTTTGTAGCCACACCTGACTGTAGGTTACATAATCACCAAGAAGAGCTGAAACGTTTCGCCAAGGTGTTAAAAGAAGTGTTCTTCGAGAAGCTTTCAAAGGCAGTAGGGTATAAAGTTAAATCTATTCGGCAAGGCGTACAGATGTCTAACCATTACGGAGCCTTCGATAACTTGCTTCATAACTTAGTATGGAAATTACAAGCTCCGGATGCACCAGCTATCAATGATAGCCTTAAGCGAGACTATGATGACTTCTATAATCGGAAATTCCCTAATGAGACACTCGGTATGGATAACGTATTAGAGTTAACGACGAAAGGTGATTCCTTTGTAAAGGCCTTAATCAAGGCTCATAACTTACCTGATACCCGATGGGTTCGTCGGTTATTACACGATAGACCGTTCTTCTATGCGAAGATCATCAAAGTTATGGCTACGTTATTTAAGAACAAGGACTATCAAAAGGCCATGGTCGATGTTATCAAAGATAACTCTGATAATACAAGTTATATTCAGTCTTGGCCTTTATGGCGAGATGACCGTGATTTATCTGTCATTCGTAAATTTGTTAACATCCTTAGTCATCAATACGGCGAGCGCCAGGCGTTCTTATTCGTTAGAAATGCGCCGTCCTATCACGATATCAGAGATACAGCTAGTATGTATTTTGAGTTATCGAGAAGTCGCCGTAAAGAGGCATGGGGTAGTCGCATCCAGGTGCGAAGTCTACATGACACCATCGCGAGAATGCAAAAGTTTGATAATGTGGAAGACGAAATCGTGCAGCAACGTAAAGCACATATGGCATTAGCTGATATGGTTGGTGGTTATCGCTTCATGGCGATAGGTTCTACTCATGGCATCGTTGATATGGGTATACAGCTAAACAACTGCGTAAGCTCCTATATCAAAAAAGTAAAAGCTGAAACGTGTGCTATCGTAGGTGTCTATAAATGTAACAAGCCTGTAGCGTGTATCGAGGTTAATCCGGTTAATGATGAGGATGACTTCGTAGAGATACGCCAGGCTAAACTTAAAAACAATCGTGGCGTATATGAAGACCACGATATCAACGGAGCTGTAACGCAGTGGGTAACATCTCACGGCTTATGCGTTCCAGCGTATGTACGAGATATCCAGTTTGCGAAGGGAGGGGCGATGTAATATGGATACAAATATCATCATAGCTACGGGCAGAAGTCGCTCCGCCCGTAGCTGGAAGTCTCAGAAAATGACTTGGAG